ACCTGAGCCGCCTGAAATTGGGTTTTTACCCGCACCAACTGGTACTGAAGTTGCATTGCTTTGGAAGGTTCCAGAAGCATGACTAGCATAAGTTGGATTAATTCCATTTTTGAGAATCTTTTTTGTGTCTTTGGCGTTGAAAACTTGATCGCCAGGATTCAGACGCTAGAATTCGGGCCCATTCTGACCGGTAATATAAGAATAGCCTTTTTCTTTGTTCCAAACAATTTCTACTCCTTCTTCACTCAGCAGAGAAATTCCGCCTTTCGCACTTTTAGTACCAGATGCCACAGAAATATATCCTCTATCTGATAAATATTTCTAAGCGGTAGAACTATATCCACTATTTCCTGCTGGGACAGTAACTGTAGTGGTTGTTGTACTTGTTCTATCAACACGACTTCCCCATACTTCATTAACAACAACTTTCGCATAGCGAGTTGTAGTTAATTTATCAATTGAAGATTGAACTGAATTATAAGCAGTTTCGTCTAATGTTGGCGCGACTTCCAATTCACCATAAACCTAAGCCTGAATTTCTGCCTATTCTCTCCATAACTATCTTTGTAGCTCGTTCTGTAATTCAGCATTGATATCTGCTACAGACATATCTGGAGTAATATCTACTGTAATAGGATGTCCCTAAATTGTTTGAGTAACCTAATCAGCGCCTTCTGCTAACTATTCAATGATTCCATCCCAAGCACCTTCTGGCACTTTATATTCTCTCAAATAGTTAAACAAACTATCTAAATTGAGAAGCTAAATATTTTCTCCAATTTGAGTTATTCCGTCAACCTTTTTATAAGCGGCACCTACTACTCTTTCCAAGCCACCGTAGCGGCCATCCTCGGCCATGGCTTCGGCGACAGAACTCATAATATCTTCAGTCTTTTTTAACTTTCCACTTTCTTCATAAAAATCGGTAACTCTAATCTATGCCTCAGCCAGTTCTGCATTTAATGCTTCTACCTATTCAGTTGTTAAATTCCAAATACTAGCATAAGCATCAATTTCACTTTGGTCAACTACACCGCCTAAAGCTTCAATAAATTCTGTTCTTGCTATTTGCTCGTCAGCTTTAGCAAAATATTCTCTCATATCAGTAGAATAATTGCTCCACCATGCAAGAGCAGCTTTTGCACCTGCTTCACTCATTCCAGCGGTATTGGCTAAAAAGTCAACGAATTCAACAGAAGAAGAGAAGTTTTGATAACCATCTAAAGTTAACATACCTTCAGTTTCCTGCATAGAGAAAGATTTACCATTTTCATCTGTGTAAGTATATCCTTCTTGCAAACTGCCAGTAGCACCCTTAATAGTATTACCTAAAACGTCTTTGCCTCTTGCTAATCGTTCAAAAACAGCAGACATACTGCCAGTTCCTAATTCCTAAAGAACGGCATTATATTTTTCAATAGCACCACGTAAATCATCTGCTGCAGCGTCAACAAAGTCGGTACCAAATAGCTCAGCTAAATAGTCAAAAGTTAACTCATTACCCCAAGCGCCCATCTCAACGCTTTCTTTAACCTATTCTGCCGCACTATTTACGAAATCTTGAATTTCGCCTTGCCGATCAGTGGTGTCAAAATCTTCAAACTTTGAATGAACACTAGAAATTATAGATTCAAGACCATCAAAAGCCTTAAAACTAGCCAAAACTGCGTCTGTTAATTGATTAACCTCTAAAGTGCCATCTTCTAACATAGTTAGAGCTTTGGCCATGCCTTCAGCAGTTATACCAGTTTGTTCCATAATATCATTTAAATAATCACATTCTTCAGCCAACTCGGTAATACCCTTGGCATCGACACGGCCGGTTTCTTTAACCATATCAGCAATGTCATCTTTGATTTCACCAAATTCAGCAGTAGTTAGTAAATATTTAAATTGTGCGCTAAGACCTAAGGTACTTTGATTAATAGCTAGAATGTTATTAACGAAAGTTTTCATGGTATCAGAACCATTTTCAAATGCTCTCGTTAGCTATCCAACTGCTTGAATAGGATTGTTAAAATTGATGCTATTTATTACTTCAGAAATTTCTTTTTGATTAGCAAAGAAATGTTCGCTTAATCCCTCTTGCAACATAGTATTAAGTGCGGTTAATCCACCTTCACCTAAACCTTGCTACAAAGCTGAAGCAACTTCGTTTAAGTAAGTAGCATTTTCAAAGGTAAGCTTATTCGCATATTGCAAAGCAGCGTCTCTCTACAATCCGCCTTCAGCAAGTTTGCCAGCCACATCTTGAACTAGCTAAACTCTCATTTTAGCAAATTTATTTAAGGATACAGTAAGCTAAGTTTTTATATTTTCAGCATCCGTATCTAAAATCTCAGCTAAAGCATCTATATCAAATTCACCCAAGATTTTTTCTACAGAAAGCTTTCCAGAATCTCCGCCCATCTGTAGAATTTTATCAATGATATTTCCATCATTGGTTTCGCCAGCTAGCAAAGCTTTAAAAGTATCAGAATTGTCTGGATTAGCTTTGAAATACTATTCTATTCCAGCTTCTAAGTCTTTAGCCTGATTAGCGTAAGTAGACCGCGCACGCTCTGTCGCTATAGCATTTATTACTTTTTCTCTATCAACTTCTCCATCGGTCATATAAGAATCAGCAACTAAGCTAAAATCAATACCAAAGACTTCTTTATACATTTCTTGTAATTGTTCTAAGTTTTCATCTTTAATAAGGTCGACTTCGGACTAAACTTCATCGCCAACAGCAATTTTATCTGCTATTATTTTTGCAATAACACTTTCAGTTCCTTCGTCTGAAATAATGCTGTTATCAACGATATCTCGAGCCATCTAATTATTCAAAGAATCTACATTGTATCGTGATTCTTCCAATCTGCTAAAATAGCTCTATCCTTCTGCAGATTGAGTCCATTTTTCAGTAATAAAGCTGCTAAACTATTGTAAAGTTTCTTCTGGAATGTTAAATTGATTTGCATAGGCGGCCAGACCTCCCTCTAAGTTGCCAGCTTCCTAAAGACGAAGCGCCAAAATAGAAGAGCCATAATCCAAACCTATAGCTCCATAGCTAAAAAACTCAAATATCTTATCTAAATCTTCGACTGAATGGTTGCTTTCATTACTAATCCAATTAGTAAAATCAATGCTAATTTCTTGCTATTTCTCTTTATATCTTAATTGAGCCTCACTGGCTCTAGCTGCAATTGTAGCTGTTTGTGTTTTTACAGTTCCAGACTCCAAGTCAGCCAGGTATTGTTGGTAGCCCCTCTCATCGAAAGAAAGCACACCATTAGTCATTCTCAAATATTTCTACAAGCCGGGATATGCTTCTATCATAGCTAAAACTTGATTATTGGCGTCTATTAAAGCTCTTGTATATTCTTCAGTACCCTCAGTTAATTCAGCCAATCTCTCCTGAGTATCTGTATAGCTATTGCCCATATTGAATAAATTCATATAGGCTTCTCGCGCATCATTAGCCGCAGATTCAGCAGCTCTAGTTTGTTCTTCTGCTGCTTCAATCTAACCTTCAATAGATTTTGCATGGCTAATATCACTAGTTATTTTATAAATGGCATAACCAAGAGCTAGTATTGCCGTCGCGATAGCAAAATATGGATTAGACAAGCCTACCATATTTAGGAATTGAATTGCAACTGCTGCTGTAGATGCGGCAGTAGCAACAGTTTCTAGGCTATTAGTCCATTGCTTATTCCATCCAGCTTGTTTACCAACTTCCGCCGTTAATTTTGCAACAAGACCAATCATGGCGCTAATACCAGAAGTCCAATTACCTATCTTATTAGCCTTCATCTTTTCCCAAGTTTCTGTTGCTGCTTTTCCTAAATTCGTATACTCCATACCCAAAGCTTGTAGAGTAGAAGTATCATTTTTAGGATTTAAACCAATGGTCAAGGCACCTAGGAAGGATTTACCTAGCTTCATTGCGCCGAAAGCAGCGCCTAATTTTAATATCGCACTAATGCCATTGCCCAAAGCGCCAGTTAGGTCATTAACAATATTTAATAAGCCAGTTAGCATATCAACCGCAATTTTAATAGCTTGGTTATTAGCCAAACCCATAGTAAATGTATCCCAAGCATTTTGTAATTTCTGTAACTTGGCGTCTAAACTTTCTAGTGTTTTACCAAATTGCTCAGAACTTGCTCCAGCGCTATTATTAGCAGCCTCAACAAGTTCCATGGTACGGTCATAATTACTCATCATAGCAATAAAACGGGACTGTTGACGAGAACCAGCCGCAGTAGTAGCAATATAACGCTAAGTTGCTAGGTCAAGACTATTCCATTTAGAAGCTAGTTCTAAGAAAATATCATCAATACCTTTAGTGCCATTTAAGAAGTCTTTTAGAGAAATACCAACAGTCTTTAAAGCAGCATCAATCTTATTGATATTAATCTCTTCGCCTTCACCGTCTTCACCAGTTAGCATACCTTCACTAAATAATTGCTTAACCTCAGTAAAACGAGCAATAATAGTCTTCATTGCAGTACCAGCAGTTTCTGGTGCTTCCTGAGTGGTTTCAATAATTTGTGCTAGTAAAGCCGCAGTAGTCTCAAATTCCATGTTAGCAGATGCTGCAATGGAAGCAGTCTTGGACATAGCAGTTGCAATTTGCTCTGTGTCAGAAGCAGTAATAGCTGCCAGCTCAGAATAAACATCGTTAATACGAGTTGCACTAGTTTCATTGATTTCCATGTTGAAACCACGCAATGCTGCAGTCATAGCCTCAGTTGCTGCCGCAGCATCCATATTGGCAATTCGCGCCATCTTCATGGTTTCAATACCAACGCCCATAGCTGCTTCGGTTTTCAAGCCCTGCTGATAGTAAAGTGTGGTTGCTTCATATAAACTCTTAATAGAAGTACCCAACTAAGTAGCCTATTCAGAATACTCTGGTAGTTTATCCCACATATCTCCAACAGAGAAATCGGTAACTACCGCAGTTTCAGTCATAGCTGCATCAAGTTCTTTAACAGTTTCAAAAGCATCACGAATGGCATTTTTGAAAATCTGAATGGCATTACTTAAAGAGAAGAAATCAAGAACCTAGTTCTTCAATCTCTCCATGTCCTATTCTGCGCGATTAAGCTCTTTAAATTCTTCAGAAAGCCCATTTATCGCTTGCTTAGTACCCTAAGCAGGAGCAATAACTTTTTGCAGTTCCGCCGCAAGTCTCTTCATAGTTTCAGGAGATTTCTAAATCTCTCCCATCTTATATTGCTCAAGTATGGAAGTTACTTTAGACATATCTCCTTGGAATCCAGATAGGTCAACGCCAGTAAATTCCTTTACTACTCGGACTATCTCTTCCCATTCTGTTTTGGAGCCATCTAATTCTAATTGTTCTAATTCGGCGTCAAAACGCTGCACTTCTGTGGTAGCAGTACTAAGCGCTGTTCGATAAGTTTCAACCTTAGTTTTCTAATCTTCTAGCGCACTTTCAGTTCTATCCAAACTTGCCTTGTATCTCTCATGCTCTTGGGTGCTAGTCTATAAAGCATCTCTTTGCTTTTCTAAGGCTTCTTTCTATTTGGTAATAGCGTCTACCTAAGATTTGCTATTTTCGGCTTCCTAAGACTTTTTCTATAAATCAGCTTTTGTTTGTTGAGCAGTCTATAGGTCCTTTTCTGCCTGCTCTACCTAAGTAATAGCTTCAAGGGTCTTTTTGTGAGCTTCAGCATAACGATTTTCAGCTTCTACTTTTGCAGCACCGGCCTCTTTTACTTCCTTACTGTTTTCGCCATGCTTATTCTTTGCTTTAGTGACTTTTCCGCGTGCTACAGACTAAGCCTTTTTAGCTGCTTCTTCTTCAGCTTCAGCCGCCTTTTTAGCTTCATCTGCGACTCTTTTTGCTTCCTTAAGTCTAGCAATTTCAGCGTCTACTTTTGGAAATGCTTTAGAATGTCTATCAGTTATTTCGCCCTTTTGGGTCACAACTCCTTGCTGAGCAAGTTGCTTTTGAACTTCTTTTTGCTATTCAAGCGCAGCAGTCTACTAATTTATTTTGGTAGTTAATTCAGCAATCTCACTTTGCTATGCAGCATATTCCGTTGCACGGTTTTTATCCCAGGCCGCCTTCTTTGAATCATATTCTACCTACAAATCTCTTAGTCTTTTTTCTTCTCTGGCTAAATTAGCTTGAGCCTAATTACGCTTGGTTACTGCTTCGCTTTGACCTGCCTACTTATCTTTGAACTCTTGAGTTTCTCTAATAGCAGCCACTTTTTGCTGATATGCAGTCATAGCTTTATTGGCTTTTTCAATATTAGTGGTTACAGACTTGGGGAAAATTTTATCGCCTGCCAGTCCTAAATCCTTAATCTAAACACCAATGGTATCTAAAATAGTAGTAACTCTTTTCCAAGAAGTTTCTAATTTGCGAGTATCATTTAAAGAACTAACTCCGCCAGCCAATAAAGCTTCAAATTCTTGCACTTCTCTGTTTAAATTATTTAAACTATGCTCAAATCCCTTAGTCGCGCCAGCAGGAATCTAAAGTTTTCCTAATTCATTTTTTAGATTAGCTATAATTGTTTTTACATTGCCAACATCAGTTGAAACCTTAGCCTAAAACTCCAAGTTTATCTTTTTGTCAGCCATTCACTACACCTCACATAAACAAAAAATCAGTATTAGCCCACAAGAGCTAATACTGACTTACTTACATATCTGCATCTATATCATCGTTTAGAAAAAGCAATTCCATAATCTTTTTGCTTCCTTTTCCACCCACAGGTAAACCAATGGCATTGAAATTCGCCAATACCGGAGTAGCCTCACGTCCTAGACGCATTGTTAAATCAGATACTAACTTTAATCGTGGGATTCGTAAAATCGCAGTGCGAGTTTTACCAGTTATATCATCTTTTACTCTTGATTTACCTTCAAGTTGAAGATAACCCTCAATCAGTTTGCGGCCAAGATAACAAGAAGTTCCTCCATTTTGATAACAATAATCAAAATCAACTTCTATATCTGTGAAAGGTCGCTCAACCATAATTTTGCCTTTTTCCAAATCAATTGCTGTTGGAATAATTCTCTCAAAAGTTTTTGCATCATATACAAAAACATTTGAAATGTTAGTCTTACCCACTTCAATTAAACCATGTTCATTAGTTTCACCTTTAAAATGAACTGGTACTAATATACATTCTTCTGGATGCTAATATACAAGGCGCGAATTGCACAATAGTGCAAACTAACGAGCAGAAAAAATTCCTTGGGTAAAATTTAATTGAATTTCTTTTGGGTCCTCCCAAATCACATGAGCGCGATTATCATAACCACCATTGGCGCTAACTCTTGAAGTAATTTCTTTGAAGTTAGCAATTTGAATTTTATCAAATCGCGCCACAACCTCACCTGGCTCGAATTTTCGACCAGCCATTTCTATAGGATAAGTAGCTTTTAAGGTGATGTCAGTCAACTCTTTTAAGCCAAACTCATTATTATCCATTACAAACTCTCTCCTTCAAAACGATAAGTAATACCTTTATATGGGCGTCTCCGTTCTCGGCAGCATCTTCCGATAGAATTTTTACCTTTGCCTTCATCGCGTTCTGCCTCAGAAGCTGATTCCCACCTCTTTAAAATATTACCATTTTTATCTATTTTTACTACTGGTTGATTATATTTTTTTTCTTTTAAAATGCCCATATCCTATATATGACGCTTAATTGTTCCTTTTGATATACCAGTATATTCAGAAATATTCTTTAAAGTTAAACCAGATTCATATAATTGACGTATTTTTTCTTCGTCTAAATCAGAACGCCAATTAAAATGCTAAGAACCCGTAGCGCATACCTTAGATTCTTTAGAAAAACAAGAATCTGATTCTCCACCCGAGCGAATGTTATAACCTAATGGCGCCAAGGTTCTATATTGAATTATATATTTTTGCTCTAATATATTTAATTTTTCTTTTAGTTCTTGTTTAGTTTGTGCCTCTATCTACTCTAAAATTTCACAAGTAAAATTTTCAAAACCATATTTTAAAATTGCTTGATAAAAAACTGGGCATTTTTTATATCCTTCTCCAGTATATTTAGCTCTTTGTTCAACCGTTTTTATTGTTTGTCCTATATATGATTTCCCACTAGGACTTGTGTATTTATAAATAAAACCAATCATTCTCTCACCTCTATATTTAAGTAAAAAGAATAAATTATAAATATAAAACTTTCATACCAAATTTCTCCTTAAAAAGAAAAGGAGGATGACACCTGCCATCCTCCTAAATTCTTATTTACTTATTAGCCAGCAGCTACTTCAGTCAAAACGTGGTTGTGAACCAACTTAGCAGCTGCATCAGTAGCAACATCATCGCCACCACTTAGCTCATACTTAATCAGCTTCATCATAATACCGTCAGCAGGACGCAAAACCTTCAAACTCATATTAAAGACAGAAGGATCGCCTTCAGCCTCTAGAGTGATAGTATTCTCAGAAGTAACCTTAGCCTTAGGAATGATGAACTGGAACATTTCGTCGTTACCAGAAGCTTCGGAACGAGCGAAAGTATCACCAACAACATAATAGGTGCCAGGGAAACTGTTACCAGAAACTTCGATAACTGCACCAGTAGCCTTCAAGTCAAAAGTGCATAGATATCTCTGACCAACTTCCATTGCAGTTGCTGCAATAGCAGTGCCCTTTGCATCATAATACTTTGCATTTAGCATTTCATACTTCTTGCCGTCAGGACCAATCCACCAAGACTTACCATCTGCATCAGCGTTAGGGTCCTTACCCTTCTCAGTAGGAACAATCTGAATAGTTTTCATAATGAAGTCAGCATTAGCGTCGGTTTCAGTATTTTTGCTAGAATCAAAATCCTTAACAGTACCATTACCGAACATAATAGCCATGGACTTAGCAGAGAACAGAGCGTCTTCCAGAGTGACGTTGATTTCCTTACCGTAGTCCCAAGCGATTAGAGCAGCGTTACCCTTACCACCGCGAGCTTCGGCTTCTTCAGCAGTCTGCTCAATGGTAGAAACTTTCAAGGTATCCAGGTATAGAACTGGATGAGTAGGCATACCAGTGTTGCTTAGCTCGTAGAAGGTTACGTCAGCAACTTCCTTAATGCCATATCTATCAAGAATATTAGCCATTTAAAAGCCTCCTATTTTATTCTTCCAAATTTCTAATCCAATATTTGGGTTTAATCTTTTTTGAGTCTGCGCCAGCAAGTAAACTATCAATATCAATCTCATACTTTTCTTTAGTCTGATATTGATTCAAAATAGCCTACATGGACACATAACTTATCTCTCCGATATTAAGTGGAGTCAATCCAATGCCCATACAGCAAATTGAAGCCATTGTACTAAAAAGTGTAATTCCAGTTTTAGCTGCTTGTTTAGCTTTAATCTTATCTCTGTAACGAGCTTTAGCTTTCATTGCTTTAATTCTAGGATGTTCATTCGGATTAGGCGGCTCAACTGGTTTCTAATCAGTAGCTAAACGAATTAGATTCTAAAAATCAAAGAACTCAGCTTCGGATATTACAACTAAGTCATTTAAGGATCGAATGTTTTTAAGAACATCTTCTATCTTACCAATTAAAATAAGTTTTTTATCATACAAAAAGTCAACATCTGTTTTTAAGAAAAACTTAAAAGCTTCTTTGCAAATTCTTTCATAATCTGCATTATGGTAACAATTATTCAATAAAAACTCAATTGGAGTTGGAAAGCTAGACAAATCCTTTTTCTCTTTAACAAAAATATCTTCTATTTCTTCTTGAGAGTAAGTCAATACTCTTAAATAATTTCCATATCCCTAGTTTGTTATAACTTCTTTCAATGTTGGCGGATATATCTAAACACCAGTTTTGAATTGGACCGGCGCGCCAATAAAAAATAATTCTTTACTCATAAGAAGTTATCCAAAAGGTTTGTTCGAAATCGCTTACTTCATCAGTAAAAAAGTTTGTATCAAAATCTCCGCCAGTCATTTTTCCTAAACCATTTACTGTTTTTCCATTTAATGATTCTTCTATTTCACCTAAAATAAGATATGGGCGCAAATTAACATCTTTAATAAACCACTGAGTTAACGGCACTATTACCTCAACTTGAATCTTTACGTCCTTAAATTCAGTATTACTATTTAATTTGTTAGCCCTAACTGCTTTAATCACTATAATGGATTTTGCATCTTCCTTTGGACCAATTCTTGGAGTCAGTTTTATCAATTTTTCAAAGATTAGTTCTTTTTTCTGCTCCTAAGTTAAATGTGGCTGACTTAGAGGGTCTTTGTCGGTATAGTATAATAAATTTACTAATCTATCATTGGCCATAAGTCGCTGGACTATTTTCTATAAGTTTTCACCTATTTCTCGACAATTTCTAACGCCCATTATTCAACGCCTCCATTTAACCAGAAGAATGCAGCCGGGTCGTCTCCTTCTTTCTATATTGGTGGCTCAGAGTGGTCTCTCAAATAAGCAGGGTCTACAGTGACATATTCAATTCCAGGAGTTGAAATAATATCATAGCCTGTTACTCGATAAGCTTCTTTTAATGTACCAACTCCAATTTCCATATAATCATCTTTACGAATAA